GACGCAGTGTTCCAGTAGCCGCCACGGAAGAAGCCGCGATAACCAATAGCGTTAATCCAAAAATGGTCATAATTATAATCAGCAGTAGAAGAGCCTGTTGTGGTTGGCAACCCATAAACATCTAAACCAGTAATATAACTCTGCGCTGGCAAAGACGCGCCAGTAGCTGGATGAAGCCCGTTATTAATCACATTGTCTGTCCATTCCCAAACATTGCCGATTAAATCATAGGCACCAGCGTCTGAAACGCAAGAAGTAGCCGTGCCAGTTTTAATTGCTTGATTAGTAACCGACCAAGTGGCAACCGATGGTTTAGAATTCGTCCAAATATTACATTCTTCGCTGTCATCACCAGGGTCAGAAGTATCTGGGTCAGGCGTGCCCTTCGCCGCCAAAAGTAATTCATAGTTGGTGGCTAAATGCTTGCCTGCCGCCATACAAGCAGCCTTGGCATTAACCTGATTGATAGTAACCCAAGGCGTAGCATTATATTCTGAAACTGCTTTTGCTGTTGCTGTTGTTTCATTAAAAGTTGTGCCGTCGCCGTAAACATTAACAGCTGTATCAAGAATATCACCGTCGCCATTTATATCAACATAATAAGCTCCTCCACCGTTAGAAGCCTCATATTTGTCAATACAAAAATATTCTTTTGCCCAATATGTTCCTTGCCAAGTCCAATCGTGTCCAACATAAACCATATCATCTGGGCAAACATCCATCTTAATCTTAGCAGTAGTCCTACCAGATAAGTAAAGTTTAGATACTTTGTCTTGTGTTAGAGCTGAGGAATAAACTAGAACATCACTCATATTTCCTGTGTAATAACTAGCTTCATTTCCTATAATTAAAGCACTAGCATTTTCAGCGGTTGTGTCTGTTATTGTAATGAAGTTCCAAGCGTTTAAAGTTAAAGTTTGAGATACTACTCCATTTACATAATAAGTAGGAGCAGTCCAAGCAGTAGATGATAACGTTCCCGAAGATATTTCAACAGAAGTTGTGCCACCATCTAAATCAAATAAACTCTTGTCATCAGCAGTGGGATAAATCCAGCCAGATATAGATTTAATATTTCCTATATTTCCAACAGTTATCTTATCGCTACTTCCATCAAAAGTCATAGCCTGATTAGGTACTCCATTTTGGTCAGAAGCATAAACAGGAGTATTGGCAGAAGTTCCATTGTTTCCATTACCACTAAGGTCTTGAAATATATCTGTATCATATAAGCTATCAGCATCTAAGCTCCAATAACCAACTAATCCACCATCAGAACTAACTGCAGATTGTTTCAGTGCATTAGATACAAAAGCTCCAGTGACTAATAAGCCTAGTATTAAAGTTGTTATGAATATTTGTTTTATTCTCATAATATGTTATTAGTTTTTAATTCTAATTCGCACCCATACATACACATTTATCTGGTACGGTAGAACTACAATCAAGAATAGTAGCCCCAGTATCATCCCATCCAAATAAACAAGCAAAGGTGCAACTCTCAATACAAGTAGTTGTATCTGGAGTAGTATTAGCTATTACTGACCAACCAGCAGAACCAGTATAAGATGAAGTAATTTGTCCTGTTGTTAAAACCTTAAAAGTATCTGCTCCACCAGTTCCATCAGCTTCTCCATAAACTTTTAATACAGCATTATTATCTATTGCTAAAGTCATACTTTCTTCATCTCCGTCAGCAGGTGTGGAACTAACTGGTAAATTTACTAAAGTAACTGCTCCACTATCTGCTTCTAGTTCTATTGGTCCAGTAGCTAAAGTCATTAAAGGTTGTACTTCTAATTTATTAGCATCTATTCTTAAGCCTTCTGAGCCACCAGCAAAGAAACTTAACTCATTAGCAGTACTTTCTAATATATAAGTATGTCCAGCTATTCCGTCTAACAATAGCTTCTCGGTTACATCTACGCCTAAACTTGCTCCACTAATATCAACATCGCCAGTTCCAGTTGTAATAGCTATATTACTATCAAAATCTAAAGTAGCAACAGCTCCCATATCCCAAGTTGTAAAGCCTGAAACAGTCATTGTATTAGCAGAATGAGTTAATTTATCAGCAGAGTTCCAATCAATTACACCAGCAGTAGCTAATAATAAATCATCACCGACATCTACATCTTGAGCAACATCTAAATTACCTAGATAATCCAATGCTAGCATTTCAGAAGTATTTAGTATCTTTACTAAGTCGCCAGAAGTATTTGCAGCAGCTATATTGAGAACAGTAGCTGAAGTAGCTTCGCTATCTATATCAATAGAGATATGATTAAAGTTTTGATCAACTAAGATTGCGGTAGAAGTAACTGAAGTAGGACTAAATTCAACTCCACCAAATAAACCTATATCAAAGTTAGTTGTATCAAATACTGCTAGATCGCCAGCATCAGCGTTTTTGCGAATTAAAAGAGCTTTAGGGTCAGTGACATCAATAATCATAGTTCCACTAACAATATCACCTACTGTAAGAGTATCTATAGTAGCTCCAGTAAAGTAAGCGTTTAATACAGGGACAGTACTGTCTCCGAATGTGTCGCTAGCTGAATTACAGAAAGCCCATGTGTCTGAATCGACTTTGCACAATGCAGACGGGGTTGTAGGACTACTTATAGATCCTGGGCCAGTAAGTCCAGCATATACAGGTATTCCAAGCAATAAGAAAAGTAAACTTATTACTAGAAGTTGTTTGAATTTCTTCATAAAAATATATTAATTTTATTAGACATACATTGAAGTATCTTTGACTTTGATGAATCCAACATCAGTATTATCAGAGTCAGCATTTATGATGTAAAGCCCTTGAGCTAAAGTACCTACGCTTGTTTTATGAGTTGCCACTACAGTTCCATCTACTAAAAAGATAACCCAACCTCTTTCCCATTGGATTTCAAAGCTTGTTTCAGCTGTTTCCCAGCTATCCCAAGTAATAGCAGTAGTTTCTACTGTGCCATCATTATCATAACTGACAGCATTAAATACGGCTCCAACTATTTCAAAATAAGCAGAACCAGCAGTTGCGTCAGAAGGGTTAAGTAATCCCCATTTCTTAGCTTCTCCAGTAGAAGGAGTAGTTGGAACATTAACTGCAAATTCAAATTTCCCAAATAAGAATTGAGTATAAGAACCTAAAGCATCAGCATTAAATCTTAATTTATTGCTAACAACAGTAACGGTTCCAGATATAGCTTTCCAAAAGCTAGAATCTAATCCTCTCATAATAACATCATAAATAAAACCTGACCTTGGTTTTAATTCATCTTTTAAGTCTCTGTGTGTTCCTTGAAACATAAGTTTAAATTTAATTTAATTAGACATCCCTCAAGTGATAACACCATTTTTTAGTAATGATGTTATCTATCAACGATGTATTAAGCGCTTACAATAGCAATTCCACCTGTTCCATTAGCTTTAGGTTCAATAGCAGCACTAAGAATTGATGCATCTGCTTCTCCAAACCTAGTTGTTTGAAAAGAATTACATCTGCTATCAAAGTATAGATAACCAGAAGTTGCAACTGATGTAACTGCTTCAGCCATAGTTCCAGCAGCAGTAGTTCCATCTCCTTTACTAGCAGATACTAACTTACAGTTCTCAAACATAATCCAACCAATTATTCCATTAGCGTCTGGAACATCAATACATGATGCGGTTGTTTTTAATGAATACTGAATGAACTTACAGTTAATAAAGTAAGAATATCTAGCAGGAGTCTTAATGACTAAAGGAGCTTGATTATCAACATTATGAGTAACTGTTGAATTTCCAATCTCACAATCTTCATAATGACAAGTATCACCCTTGAATAGTAAAGCTTGGGTATTAGCTGTCGTTAAAAGATTATTTTGATGGACACAACAATTCTTCATATATGTTCCTTCTCCTGCATCAATAAATGCACTTGTTTGAGCAGCGTTAGTTCCTTGCTGAATAAACTTAATATTCCTATAAGTATTTCTAGTACCTGTGTTATTAATAACAGCTATACTAGCAGCTACAGAAGTAGCAGGAGTAGAAAGTTTAGATCCTTGAGAATTGATTCTTCCACCAGCATCACTTCCTAAGAAATGACATCTACTCTTTGATACAGTATGCATGGCTTCAGAAAATTCACCATAAGATGCTATAACAAGAGTATCATTTCTATTAGTTGTCATTGCTGCATAAGCAAGAGCAAATGTGGTATAGACAGCTGGAGTGATAACTCCGTCGTTATTCAGATAAGAAGGATGTTCAGCAACAAATGCTACATATCCAGGATCGGTAGTTTCCATAGCCCAGAAAGTACGGCCCATGGTTTCAGATCCTCTATTGACTAATTCAGGCTCTTTCATTGACGCAATAACTTCTTGCGCAATTTCACTTGAAAATTTAGACATATAAATATTGTTAGATAGATCATAGAAGTGTTCGCCTTCACTGATCTATTAGCTTATTAATGGCGACCTTTAAGTATTTAAGTTGATTAAGTTTTGGTTAGCCTATTGCCATCCAAGAGAGTTGTTCTGAAGTGACATGAATGTCAGTATCTAATCCTACTGTAAATCCTCTAGCTAAAGGAATAATTCCATTAGAAGTGATTAATGCACCAGTTCCAGCAGCTACTCTTTTGTAAGCTTCGGAATCAGCCATTCCTTCATACCATTCTTCTACATCTCCACTAGTTTCATTTACTATACGAACATAGCGAGGAGTAAAACCACAAGTAATGTCGAAAGCAGCTACAGTTCCTGTATCTAAGTAGGCTCCAACAGCTACATTACGGATTTCACTTTCTGTTTGAGTTGATGTGATTGCCATATAACAATTAATTAAGATGAATTAAATTAAGAATAATAATACGACTACGATTATTTATTCTATCTTAGTTCTGATCCAAGATTATTACCTTCTATTCTGATTGGCTGTCCTGAACTTTGCCCTTTAATATTATCAGCATTTAATATTTGATTAGTTGATTTAGCTATAACATCAGCCACTTGTTGTGGAACAGACACATAAACGCCTTTCTTGATGTTTAATCTATAACCGTTCAAACAAACAGATTTGGTTGATCCTATTTTCTCTCCTGGATCTAATGGGACACAAATACTGATTTTAGGTTGTCCAGCAAGTTGAGCCTTCATCTTTTCTGCTTTACTTCCGGTAGGAGTTCTATCTCCTTTTATTCCTATACTATCTTCTATCACTGGCTCTTCTTTGACTTCTTCTTCGATAACTTCTTCTGATATGACTTTAGCTTCTTCTAATTTTGGTTTATCTTCTTTGACTTCTTTCTTTACAGATAAAGCTTTTATTAGATCAGCTCTCTTCATATCTTCCCAGCCTTTGATCTTACGACCTTCAGCCATTTTGCGCAATTCTGCGACTTTAAGCGTAATTAAGTTCATAAATCAATAATTAATATTGCTGCTTAAGATGAAATAGCATGTTCTAAGATTAGAATCCAATCTTCATTCAAAATCTTAGCTACAAATTCTGCTTTCCAACCAGATGTTTGTCTTTGATTCAAAGGATCAGCAGATCCAGCAGAGCCTAAAGGTTTAACAATATTCTTCATTGCAGCTCCTGAAATTCTACTAATACCATAAGCATCAGCACCAAAAATCATGGTCTTATAAACATCAATAGAACCAGCACCAGCATCTTCTTCGATAGAAGCATTAGTTGTTTCAATAAATCTGACTTGACCTAAAGTTCCAACTTCTCCTTCCATAGCTACTTTTTGACCATATTCATGGACTGGAATCCAGCCTGAAACATGTTCTAAATCATAAGTAGTATAAGAATGACAGATACCAATATAACAGGCAGGAATAGGACTAGTGTTGAAACCAGTACTTGCACTTACCATAGAAGTAATTTTTCTTGCCTTGTTATATTTTAAGGTTCTTACTGCTTGATCAACTTCAGTCTTAGTTATTAACATAGCAGCGGTAATACTGGCTGTTGCTCCTGCGTCTGATGCATACTGAATAGTTGTTCCAGCTACCATAACATTACGACATAACTGATCTAAAGTATCTCCAGCTTGTAAACCTAGTAATTCAGCAGTTTCTGTTAATACTGGATCTAAAGTTGTTAAGACTAAAATATCAGATAATGTAACATAATCACCGTATTGAAGAACGGTTGCTGTTATATCAGTGATAGCTAAGCTGCTTCCAGTAGGAGTAGTTCCTTCTGTTAAAGCGTCTGTAGCAGCGGTTAATAAAGTGTACTTTCTAAATTTGATTACATTTGTGTTGTTACGAGGTATATCTCTAACCTGAGCCCATTTGGTATGTAATAACAAAGGGATGGCTTTGCGTAATAATCTTTTATCATAAAAGTTATTTACGACATGAGTTACTTCGCCTGTAGTTGTAGTTGCCATACAAAATTAAGTTAATGAATTAAAATGCTTGACCTGTTTTGACTTTATGAGCTAACTCATCTTGCTGTTCAGGAGTCATATTGTCTATATCA